ATATCTATTTGGAGACAAGTTATTAAAATTTTGGCCATCAGACTCTAGTTCAAAAACTCCGGTTTGAGCCAAATCAAATGTAAGCGGTTTAGTAGATACAATAATGTGTGATGCTACATTATCTGAATCTTCGAATGCACCTGTCCAGAGGCCGAGTGTACTATTATAAAATACAGCTTTACCTACACTTAATGATGCATTTAAAAAAGTGCCGGCTCTTCCTGGAGAGTCTAAAAGCGATTTATCGACCGAAAATCTAGAAGACTTGTTTGCATTAATATTAACAAGATTTAAATTTGAATCTAAATTTTCAAAATTCGTGTTAATTTTAAGTGCAGCGGCCCTTAGCGTATCACCTGTATTATCATTTGGCAAAGTGCCACGATTCAATATATTATCTGAGTCTAAGTAAATTAAAGGCATGTTCTAGAAACCTTTTGTGAGCAGTTTACATTTATTTATAATGTCTTACGGTGTATCAGCACCGGAATCTGGATAATAATCAAATTCAGACTCATCCATTGTTTCAATAATATTGGAGAAGTCAATAGTCTTAAAGACGTCAAGTCTATCAAGTGTAAAGATAGTACCAGCAGAGTCATCATCCAGTGTATGTGTACCATCAGAGTTACTGAGGTTAAACTTAATACTAGTTACATCATCAGTAGAGCTGAATAGACGAGAATTTGTTTCCAACGGACCAACTAAAGTACTGTATTGATTATATGGAGAGTCGTCTAGAATGGATTCACTAGTATTGTAGTAGCTGTATTCTCCAGGTGCATACATACGTGTACTGATTGCAGAATCAACAATTGTAACATTAGCTTTAGACGAAACTGTTCCAATTTCAACTGCCAAAATATTGGCCAGAATAATAGGAGCAGAGTCATCAATGGAAAGTGGCATTGAGGCGGCCAGAGATGTATTAGTAGTCAGGCCTTCAATTACCAATTCAGAAAAGAGTTCCCACCCTGCAGGGTGAATATATGTTTTATAAAGATTTTTCCAAGTTGCAATTGGAATAGCAGATGTGACGAGAACAGAATAAATCTGATAGTAATAGGAATCTTGTAAAAACTTAACAGACTCAGCACCAATCTGAGACTCACCTACAATAAAAGTCTGGTCTTTAGGATAAGACAGCTGTACGTTTTCGCCATATAAAAACTTAAGAAAGCCTTCAGCTGAAACTTGAGTTCCTCGAGTTTTATAGAAAAATGGTAGGAGCTTAATAAAAAATCTAGATGTGGATTCTGGAAAAGCATCGGGTCCAATACCAGATGACAATTCATCAAAGATAAACTCCAAGAATCTTTCTGGAGTAAGTTCTCTGTCTTTTAAATATGCAATGTCTTCCAACTCACCGATAGGATTTCTACCGTCAGAATCTGTATAGTCTTGAAGCCAGTCGTAGTATTTTTTAAGAAGTGTTACAAACGTAGGGTATTGCTCTTGGAAATGACTAGGTAATACCGTATCGACATCCGGCTGATTAAAAATCAGATCATTTCGGTTAAGATCAACTAAAGTATGAGGCATTAGTTAGTTGTACCTACGACAGAATTAGCAAGGTTGACATCAGGAGTTGCAGTGACTAAGTTTGATCCAATAGTCACGACGTTATTTCTTAATGGTTTTACAACGGATCCATTCTTAGGTACCGCTTTAAGAAGAAGATACGTATTACCACTGGCAATACTCGTTGGTTTAAATCCTACCAGATTTACTTTACCTGTAGAAGGAATATATTCACCTACATTATCCTGTGCAATATTTCCAGCTTGTGTTAGAATTCTCAGTTTAGTAGAATCTAGTTTATTAGAAATATTACACAAAGTTCCGTTAAATGTAAAGAAGTCACTAGTAATAACCGCATTTGTGCCATTGGGTTCAGCGAGTTCATTAGTATAAGAAATTTCATAGTCGGCTGACACAATCTGACTTGTATTAGTATTCACAATAGGAGTAAATCTAGACTCTAATTGAATAGTTACATCAGAAGATAAGATAGCAGGATCAGCATCATCAATAACTGTGGTTAATTTAGATTTTCTAAACACGTCATTGAATTTACCCAGATTATTAGTAAAGAACTCTGAAATTCTACTTTTAACTACATTTTCCAAGCTTTGAGGAGTTCTGTTTGTCAAAGATTCATCGTATCTAATATCAGTGGTAACATTAACATATGTAAATGTTGGATCTACAAACTCCATTCCGACAGAGATAACCGATAGATTATCAGTAATGTCATCTCGAATAGTATTTTGAATCAAAGTCTTCTGTGTAGTTTCAACATCATCTTCAAAGATCAATGATACCATTACTTTACCGTATTTGGCAGGAACGTTATCCTCACCTCCCCAGGCGTTTACTGATTTAATACCAGGAACTCTGGACTGAATGATTGTTCTGTAATCACTTGATGTTACCAGTCTAGAACCAGTCAGCAGATTCAAAGGTGCATTATTTCTGATAGACTCAATTGATTCTTTCTCAGCACCAAAAGCAGCTCTAGATACGGTTGTAACAATCAATGGATAGGACTGTGCGTTTACTTCAATCTGGTTTGTAGGAGTAAATACGTTGGCTGTGTTTGCAGCCACACCACTGGCCGCCAGGTATTGTGCTCTGATGATATTTCCTGGTACAGGTGCTGTACCCGTAGACTGACCATCACTAAAACTAATCTCATAAAAACCATTGTATGTTTCTACAGGTAAGAATAGTTTTGTATCATCATTATACTCTTTAATGTCGCTGCTTCTCTCGTAGATCTCAAACTCGGTGGAACTGATAGAGTCAAAAACTGTAACAACGAGTGTCGACAAGTCCAGGTTTTTATCTGGAATTACATAGACTTGTCTTTCTTGAGCATCGGCGCATCTGAAGTTTCTGGTCTTGAGTACACCTTCAGAGATGCTAATATCTTTATCACCTGACTTTACCTCAAAGGTATAGATTCCTGTACCTGTTCTATCATAACCGATGTACTCATCTAACGTATAGAAGGTATAGGACACGCCATCAACTACAGATGTAAATGAGGAAAACTGTGGAAGTGTAATTGTTGAAGGCTTGGGAGAAACACTAGCCAGGTTTACCGAAAGATTAACTGTTGCCTTTGCACCTGTCTTAGAGCGTGGAACATATCCCAAGTTCAAAGCATGGTTGATCATACTGGATCTTGTTTGAGCTGTCGACAGGAAAGACTCATTCAGACCAAAGTTTGCCAACAAAGCATTTTTATGTGAGTTATAGGCAAGCAGATCCATTAATACGGAAAGTCCGGATCCGTCAAAGTCAAAGTCAGCAAACTCAGTTTGACCAGCCAGATAATTCTTCATACTAGTTTTTAGATTATTAAAATCCAGTGTGCTAGTATGGATAGTTTGCTTTGTTGTAGATGGCATCGTTATTTAATCCTCGTAAGAGAGGTCGTGAGTACAACAACCTCTTCTGTAGAAATTATTCTAAATTGTACCGTTATCTTTAAATCATTTGCATCTATATTATTATTAACCTGAATGTCTAATACTTCGGCTCTGGGCTCATAGTTTTGAATCGCAAGCTTAACATCTTTTTGAATCTCCTTTGTATATGAAGGATCATTCAATTCAAAAAGATATGAGTTTAGATTGGCACCAAAGAAAAAGTCGAACGGTTTCTCACCATAGTTAGTTAACAGAATAGTACGAATGGACTGTTTGACGGCCGCAGCATCAGTTTTCTTGAAAATATCTCCTGACGGTTTAGTATCTAACGTTAGATCTATATCAGAATAATTTTCAGGTTTGCTAGCAACAATAGTGGAAGTACTATTGATGTTCTTATCTTCGATTGCAAAACTACGTCTGACTGCCATTGTACTTTTTTACCTTATTTAAAATTTATTTATACGCTACATTCAGCTATAGCGTTATCAATCAGTAGTTTAAAGTTAAATTCGGTTGAAACTTTACGAGCAAATGATCCAGTAAAGTTCTCAGCAATCTCAGGCATGGTTACTACGATTTGAGCCGTAAAGTCTACACTCGGATCCACTGTATCATAGCTCATAATAAGCTTATTAAACAAGTGATTGTCTTTCCAGTAAGCGGCTAACTCAAATGTTTTCTCAGGAGCATTATTACCTGCCTGATCAATAACCTCAAAGACGCAGGCTCTGCCTTTTGAAGCCAGCTCTTTGATTCCACCGGATGTTAAGGTCTCGGTTGTTTCTGGCAAATACAAACCTTCGGTCACTGAGATGGAATAGTCAGTACCGAATCGATCTCTTAGATTCATAAAGCCGGTCATCATCAGACCAAACATATAGTAATGACGGGCCAATCTTTTTCTGTCATCTAGATTGGGAAAATCATTTAACGTAGCTTGAGCAAGAGATTGCGTAGCTACAAACCTACCAAGAGGAATCCCTCTCCCGAGTTTCGTACCTGAACCAATATCAGTCTTATTCATCGGGTTGAACTGTTTCTCAGGTAAAACCCTGGAGATTTGTAAGCTCTCTTTGTATTTGCTCTTAGGCGCAGAACCCTGGCCAAACTGTCTTGTGCCAAATTTAGCTTTGGGTTCAGAGTTGATGATTCTCTTGATATCACCCGGCTGTGTGGTTTTAAAGTTAGAATTAAGAACTCCCAATGAAATACAGAACGAGACGAACAAATCATCTTGCCTGTTATTGGGCTCTCTTAATTTAGAACGAGCCTCTCTGGCTGTAATACTGTCTCTACGAATAATCATTATGGCACCAGATCATATGCGCTAGCAGTTGAAGTTGTCGATTTGTTTTCACCGAGTATTTCCAGTTCTCTCAGATCGATATTTTGTAAAATCTTATTATCTGGATCAACGTCTACATTCAGAATGCCTTTGTCGGATCTTTCTAGAGTATCCTTGACCATTGCAGACGTGGCAGAAGTCAGGGACTGTGGCGTTCCTACAGTACCTGTGGGAGACGTTCCTCCAGTTCCTCCAGCTCCAGGA